ATCCTTCTTCTCGAATATCTTTCTGATCTTGCCAATAATGCTCACAGGATCACGAGCCCCTCGCCCCCATCCAGGTAGGATCTGTTCCTGGATTCCATTTCACCTGTCGCAGCGCCAACGGCCATCGCGATTGTCACCATGCCGTCGATCCTCCCGCGCGATCTCTTCTTGTCGAAAGCCTTGTTCTTCTGCGCATCCGCGTCGATCACCGCGTTCGAGGCGCAAATGGTCGTCAGCCGGTTGCGATCGATCACGATGGTGCCCTTGAGGATATGATCTTCCAGATGGCGTATGGATACCGGCATGCAGAGCATCTTGCCCTCGAACACCACCTTCTTGCCCTGGGCATGGCGCACGATCTTGAGCCCTTCGCCTTCCGGCTTGTCTTCGCCCTCATAGAGCCAGACGGGGAAGCCGATATCGTCGCAGGCACGAATGAAATCCTGGATGAAGGCGCTGTCCACCGCCATCTGCACGACATCGTGCTCATCGCACAGGCGCTTCACCTCTGCAGCGATGTAGCTGTAATCGATCGTCCTTGCCTTTGTGATTGTGATCTCGCCTAAGGCCTCGATCTCCCTGTAGGGAATCTGATCTGCCCTCGAGCGCCCATCGATCTCATGCTCGCGCGTCCAATACCATGTTTTTACATGCAGCGTTTCGCCCTCCCAGCACCCGGAAAGGGCCGAAAGGTCGTTCTTCTGCGAGAGGTCAAGAGCGAGATGCAGGGGCCGCCCCTTCATCTCTTCCTCGTCAACCTTGCCCTGTGTGCTCTCCCAGGCATCCTCCGAAATCCAGAAGCCTGCCGTGCCTACAGGGATCCCGAAGTAGAGGCGCTTCGTGCTGAGCGCAGTCGAGATCATGTTCTTGGAGGTTTCCACCTCCTTGCGGATGTTCTCGATGGGATAGGTCATGCCCAGCGCGGGCAGGGATTTGACCCAGCAGCTTTCATCCTGGAAGGGGTCGTCGTCCTTGTCCACACGGGCAATATAGGCGAAGGCCGTGTCGTCCGTGTATTCGCCCCGCAGCACCTTCTGGAAATATTCGCTGTATTCCGTCCCCACATGCTGATCGATGGACGGCGTGTTCGTGCCCAGCATCATCAACGGATCGCCGGATTTCTTGGCGATGGCCGCTCGCCATGTGGTGATCGCCTTGTTCGATTTCATCTCGTGGATTTCATCCGCGAATACCGCTATGGGCTTCGGCCCTGATACGGAATCGATATTTGCGATCGGCAGGAGAGTGGAGCCGCTCGCCACATGCTCGACCTTATAGGCATTGTCCCCAGTGCCGCGAATGATGAAGCGCCCTGACCCGACCAGTGTTTCCCCGCCCTTGCCGGGGATAGGCGCGCGCAACATCGCGGTGACATCGCGAAACATCACCCTTGCGGTGTCCTTCACCTCACCGATGAGATAGATTTCTGCACGGCGCACCCCGCAAAAACCCTGGAGGTATATTCCTATGGCCGCCATTAGCGGCGATTTTGCCTGTCCCTTTCCTGTTTCAAGCCAGCAGAAGCGGAAGCGTCTCAGGCCATTCCTGTCCTTCCAGCCAAAAACGGATCCGACCACGAACACATGCCATGGCAGGAGCTTGAATGGCTGTCCTTCGTTCTGCCCCTCGGTGATGGTCAGAACGGACGGGAAAAACCTGATCGCCCGCTCGGCCTCGGCCGGATCCCATGTCAGCCCGCGCTCCTTGCCGCTCTTCAGGTCCTCGAGGTGCCGGCGCGCCGCCAGGCGCACGAATTCGCCGGCCACGATCTTGCCGGAAACCACATCCCTTGCATACCTGGTTGTCTGGTCAGTCGAGGAACTCGTCTGCCGGCGTTTTTGGGGCGTCCTTTGGCGGCGGCGGGGCTGCTTCGTCAATCCTGAACCTCAGGGCATCCTCGAATTTCATGATCTGTTCGTTGAGCTTGCCGACTGCGGACCATTTCATATTGGCGTAATCGTTGCCGCCATCCGATTTGCACGTCGGACCCTCGGCCATGGCCTCGGAATAGAGGAACTTGTATTCCGTCTGCGCGCGAACATAGCGATCCAGCGTCAGCAGGCGCGGCCCGGTTACCAGCCCTCTGCTGTCAAGCTCGGTGAAGCCAGTCTCCCAGATGATGGCGGCATATTCGGCGCGCTCATCGGCGCGATCATGCTTGCTGAACACTTCCTTGTAGTTCGGCCGTTTCACGGTCCTTTTCTTCACGGCGCGCTTACCAGCCATCAGATCTCTGAAGCCTCCCGGATCTTTCCTGGCGTTGCTTGATCGTGCCGTGACAGTTCTTGCAGAGAGTCTGCAGGTTGGTCTCGTCCCAGAAGAGCTTTTCATCTCCCCTGTGCGGGATGATGTGATCCACCTCGGCGGCGTTCGGAGATGAGCGGCCAGAGGAAACGATCACGCCGCAGAAGCGGCACCGGCAGAGATCGCGGGCGATGATCTTCCGCCTGAGTTTTCTCCACCTTCGGCCATAGAGGCTGTTAACGCACTCCCGCATCAAAAAAACAGGCCGGAATGGCCTGTCTCCATAGCTGCTCGCGAATTATGACGAAATTGCACTTCATGCTGTTGTTTGTCAACATCTTTCCACAACATCGGCCATGATCGATACCGCAGTTGCGAAAGAGCGCCCGAAGGGAGTTGGCGCTCCATCGTGCCACATCGTTTCGTCAGAGGCATGATAGGCCTCCCTGATTGTCCGTCTCTCGGCATTCCCAAGATGGCCGAGCACGCCCTGCCATGCCATCCACCTGTTCACGGCATCGCGATCTCGCTCTTCCGGGCTCCTGCAGTCAACGCTGTGGGATTGATCCGTTTCCATGTGTTCCGGCATCATGGTGATGGTGGCGCATTTCGGATCGCCCGTATTGCCGATGATGCGCATGAGATAGGTCCGGTTGGCGCTGCAGTATCCCTGCCATACGCCCCAAAGGCGCGCTGCTTCATTGTCGCTCCTTCCATGAGCGAGGGCCAGTCCATGCCCGGATCCCAGCCATGGCGCGCCCAGCGCGGATCTGTCGAGCCTGAGTCCTGCATCGCCCAAAAGGCGGCGCCTGGCGGCGAGCACGGTCGTCCTCGGATCAGTAGCGGCTCGGATCCGCTTGCGCCTCTGCCCGTTTGGTTGGCGTTTCGGGATTGGTGCCAGCTTCGGCAGGTTCACGTCATCACCATGCCTTGTGCGCCGCCGGCGCCCCTTTCTGCTTTTCCTGTCGCCCTTGCCCATTTCTATGCCCTATTGTTCCGTCAGAACGGTATTTCATCGTCCAGATCGCCCGCGCCTGCGGCGAATTCATGCGGTTCCTGGATGGCACCTTCATCATTTGCCTGAACCGATTTTTCCCCGCCAAGCAGAACGATCGAGCCGCGGTAGGGGCGCAGCACCACTTCGGTTGTGTAGCGATCATTGCCGGCCTGATCCTGCCATTTGCGGGTTTCGAGCTGGCCTTCGACATAGACCTTGCTGCCCTTGCGCAGATATTGCTCGGCGATGCGCCCGAGCGGCTCGGAGAAGATCGCCACCGAATGCCATTGCGTGCGCTCGCGCCGTTCGCCGGTGTTGCGGTCCTTCCAGGTTTCGGAAGTGGCGATTCGCAGGTTCACCACCTTGCCGCCATCCATGAAGGTGCGCACCTCCGGATCAGATCCGATATTTCCGAGAATGATGACCTTGTTGACGCTGCTCATTCTTTCCGCTCCTCCATTCGCCCCAGCATCTCGCGCTCGAGGAACACGTGAAGCGGTGTGATCTTGTGCTCTGGCAGCCTTCCTCCGCGCGGTGGAAGGCCGAGTTTCTTCCTTCGCATGTAGATGGCGCATGGCGTCGTGAGCCCGAAATGGCGCGCAATATCCCGCGCAGGAACTCCGCAGTTCCACATTCTCGCCATCTGATCATCGTCGATCCGCGATCGGCAGACGCTTTTCCTTTTTGGCAGACCAAACCGGTGTGCGAGCTTCGATATGGCGTTTTTCGAGACGCCGAGGCGGGCCGCCACCTTGCTGAGCGGAATGTCATGCCTGTTCCAGATTGGCTCCAGGTCCTCGCGCCTTATGCCGGCGAGCTTTCCACGCTTCATCACACCTCCCGAACCTTGACACCCTGCGCCTCGGCCACGGCGCGGCGCACCTCGTAATCGCGGGTAGGATGCCCTTTTGCGTCCTCGAAAACGGTGAGGCCTGTTCGTAGATCGGTGTAGGAAAAATCAACCGTCAGCCTCATGCGCCGTCCGGTGCGGGTCAGGAGCGGCCCGTCTCGGCCCTCGAGCATCAATGGAACCTGCCGGCGCAGGTCTGCTATCTCGCCCGCTCGCTCGAGCAGGCAAAGCTCTGCCCAGCGCCTTGCCTCGCGCCTGGAATCGAACGAGATCCCGTCGATCACCGTTCGCTGTGCGGAATATTTGTTTCTTCCCTTCATGCGCGCCATCACATGCCCAGCGCCTCGCGATAGAGATCGATGATTGCCTGCTCCTCGGCAAGTTCGCTCCTGTCGCGCTTGCGCTCGCGGATGATTGCCCGCAGCGCCTTCGTTTCGTAGCCGCGCGCCTTTGCCTCGGCCATGAGTTCCTTCTGCAACTCAACGAGGCCAAGCTTTTCTGCCTCCAGTCGCTCGAAGCGCTCGACGAACTGGCGAAGTTCAGCCGCCACGACGCGATATGCCGTATCTCGCTTTGCCTCAAATTCGGAGCCACTTTTCATCTGCATCTCGCTCATCTGATCCGCCCCCTTGATCACCAGTAATGGCTATCCACATCTTCGCCGCTCTCCCGCCTGTCGGCCTCCCGCACAGCGTTCGTCGCGATGATGACGGTTCCGCTGTTGATGCCAAGCTCCCGGGCAATTCGGCTGGCGCTTGTTCCGCCCGCACGGCGGCGCACCCAGGAAAGCACAAGCTCGTCCTTCTCGCGTGGAACATGGTGGATACGGATCTGCGATTGTCCTGTCATCGCAAGCTCCGCAATTTTGTCCATGACCCGGCGAATCTGAGCGCGTGGCGCATGTCCTTGGCGAACGGCTCGCACCTTCCTGCCCAGATCTGAAGCGCACCTTCGATCTCATCCAGACCATGGAGGCGAAACACCCGCTGTCGTTCGCCAACCGGCCCGTCTTCCCGGATCGTGAAGGTCCAGGTGCAACCATCGCTGCTCGTAACGGAAACATGCCCGAATTCTGCGCTCGGCATTTTCACAGCACCCCGGCCTCCCTGCAGTCGTCCTCGCTGACGAGCCCCATCGCGATCAGTTCTCGCCCTCTCGTTGAGGAGATCGAGCGGCACAATGCCGGATTGCGCTTGCGGATGAGACCTGCGATGGCAGCGTTGATCTCATCGTCAGATGGCCTCGGTTTCGGTACATATGCCGCCCAGCGCCCCTTTCTCAGCCAGTTCTCGGAATAGGCGACGTATGCCGGGCTGTTCCCGGCCTGCTCCCGGCCATAGGCTTCCGCAGCGCGGATCAGCTGTTCTGGATCTGCCCCGTCATCGATCGCGCTTCTCAGCGCCTCTTCCGTCTCGGATCTGCTTCCAGGCCTTGGATGGGCCTCCATGAAGCGATCGACGAATCCATCAAAATCGAAATTCGCCTCGCGTGTGCGCGCCTGCGCGCAAGGTTCATTTACTGGTTCCTTTACTGGTTCATCCTTATTATACGACTCCACTGAGTGGAGTCGGCTCGTGAACTGAGTGGAGTCGGCTCGTGAACTGAGTGGAGTCGGCTCCGTCTCCACTGAGTGGAGTCGGGAATCGTGATGTTCACCTTTCATTCCGTCTCCACTGAGTGGAGACGGCTCTTGTTCTTCAGAGAATTCAAACCCCAAGATGTAGTGGGTGACGAGCTGGCGCTTTGTCCGTTCATCACGGTCCCTGCGCCGCCTGATGAGGCCCTTGTTTTCGAGCGCCAGGAGCGCCTTGTTCAGCCCGCCATTGCTGAGGCCTGTGCGCTCGATGAGATATTTCTGGCTTGGAAAACAGCCCTGGGAAGGGTTGTGGCAGTCACAGAGATGAAACATCACCCTGAATTCTGCCGGGGTCATCGCATCAGGCGCAATCGATGCAAGCCAGTTAGTGGCTACGTGGCTCATTGGCGCGCCTCCATGTTCTGACTGTGGATCGCTTCTGCGGCGCTGGAAATCGCGGCGCATTCTGCCTCCATGGCTTCCAGAATGGCATTGAAGGCGCTGCACGGGCGCCCGGCGCGATCGAGCCTGTCGATCTCCTGGCCGAGCAGCCAGAGAGCGAAAATCAGCCCCTCTATGCGGCTGACGTGGGTGTGGATGTCGTCGATGGGATCAGGCGGCAAGCCGGTATCGTTCGCTGCCATGAGCGGCCTCCTGTGGTTCGAATGAACCCGGCCGCCAGCTTCCAATCTGGTGGCCAGGCAACAGCGGGTTGGAAGACCGCCCACAGGAACGGCGCACCCGAAGGTGCCCCGCTGCGCCTGACCATGAGAAGGAGCCGCACGATCGGCGCGGCTCCTCAAGCGCCTGTGGTTCGGGCTTCCAAACCCGGCAGCCGTTTTTTGCGACTGCGCGGTCATGGTGCCCGCCTGACTGGCGCGTGTCAAGTTTCGGCAATTATTGTATGTATTTTTATTGACGTCTGTCTTTTTATTGTGTATATAAAAGGCATGGAACTGGAATGGGATGAAGGGAAGCGCCAGCGCGCCCTGAGCGAACGGGGGCTCGATTTCGCCGACGTGGCCCGGCTCGACTGGGATCGGGCGGTGATAATTCCCGATACCCGGCGTGACTATGGGGAGCCGCGCGAGGTGGCCATGGCGGAACTGGACGGCCGGCTGATGGTGGTCGCCTACACGATTCGCGACGGCGCGCTGCGGGTGATCAGCTTCCGCAAGGCGAACCGCAGAGAAAGGAAGGTATTCGATGACTTCACAACGTGAGCCGCTGATCGGCGCCGACGGCGAGGTTCGGGAAATCACGATGGACGATCTGAAACACGCCCGCCGGGGCCGCCCGCCCCTGCCGCCGGAGGCGAAGAAGAAGCGTGTGCAGCTGATGCTGGACCCGGACGTGCTGGAGAAGCTGCGCCGGAACGGGCGCGGCGTCTCGACCCGCGTCAACGCCATCCTGCGCGAGGCGCTGGGGCTCGAGGCAGAGATGTAATTAACGCCCTGCGCTTGCGCGCTCTCGGCCGGGCCAGCCGCCCCTTTCCGGCGCATTGCTGGAGAATGCGTCGTCCCGTTCGGCGGGCCAGCATGTCTGCGCCGGCGCTGTATCGCGCCGCGGGGCATCGGCGCAGGGGAGTCCCCGCCGCCGGTGTTCGTGATCGTGCAGATGGGAAAAGCCCCGGCATCGCGCGCCACGATGCCGGGGAAGTTTACCCAACAGGAAGAAGCCGGGTGCGCAGACCCGCCCCGGCGGCGGGTTCCAACGACCGCTGCGCTCGGTTTGCGGCGTGGCGCTTGACCAGCCACCACGCCGCCTCCACCATCGATCGTGCAACCCGAAACGATGGAGGAAAACATGAAATCTGTCTTTGATGAGCAGACGCTATCCATTCCCTGCCCCCGCCGCAGCAAGGAGACGAAGAAGAAGATCGGTTGGTTGAAGCGAAACCGAGAGATGACATGCGCCGCCTGCGGGGAGACGTTCGGCCTCGATTCGAAGGAGTTTTTGGCCGAGATCGCCAAGGCCGAGCGCGCCATTGAAGATCTCATGAAGAATATCTCCCGGATCTGATCCGGAGCCAAGCTCCTCGATCATCCCGCATGTGTGTGCGAAACTGGCGCGATCCGGCATGATCGTGACATTCTCCACCGTCGCCATCTCCATCATACCTCCCGGCAATCGGCTGCGGCCGCTCTCGCCTCGAGCGCGGCGCGGGCCATCTGGAGCTCCTCGATCGCCTCGTCAATCTCCCTGATCGCCTCGGCCCGCTGGCCGGTGGTTGCCGAAAGGGCGGCGCCCATGAGCGCGCTCACGGCCTCCCCGGCCTCCTTGGCCACGGCCTGCGAGGCGGCAATCACGTCGCCCGGCGCGAGCTCGCGCATCCGTCGCGCCATCATCCGCGTCACCGGGTAGCGGCCCAGCGCGTCCTCGAGCCCGATCACATCCTGGATCGTCCACGGAAGTTCGCCATTGGCGCGGCGGCTAAGCGTTCCCTTCTGCACAGTCGTGCCCCAGCGCGCGTTCAGCGCCTCGCTGGCGGCATCGAGGCAGCCGTGGCCGGCCAGCAGCGCCCGCATGTGGGCCTCGATATCCGCCCGGTGGATCATGCACACCTCTCCGCAACGCCGTTTCCTTGGCCACGGCCTGCGAGGGGGACATCATCACCGCATGAAAACCCCAACATCATGCCGCGTCTCCGTCAATATCCGCCACCGGATGCTCTCGCATCCAGGCGCGGAGGCGCTCTGCGGTGCGCATGTTGGGCGAGCCGCGCCCGCTTTCCCATCTGTGCCACGTCGCGCCGCCGCCGCATTTTGCCCGCTGGACAACGGTCGATGGCGAAAGCCCGGCGGCGCGCGCATAGGCGCGAATCTCTTCGAGAAATTCTTCCATGCCTTAGGGATAGTTTTCTTTTACTACCTCGTCAAAGTATTTTTCTCCGATAGTGCAAAAATCCCATTTCGCTAGGATCGAGCCATGACCGACAGAACCTTTGCTGAGCGCCTGAGGCGTGTTATTGAGCGCGATCCAGACCTGACAGTTGCCGGGCTTGCTGTTAAAGCCGGCTTGAATAACAGCGCTTTGCGGGCTCTGCTAGCCGGCAGGGTCAAAAGTCCACGCTTGGACACAGCCATAAGAGTATGCGAAGCCCTCGGCACCACGCTCGAGGATTTCATGTCCGGGGCTTTCGAGGGCGCGCGGCTCGAGGAGGACGAAGAAGATCAGCGTATTCGCGACCTGTTGTCGCAATTATCCATCGAGGAGCGCCGTCTGCTGCTAGGCTACGCAGAAGGGCTTCGCGACGCGCGCCTGAAGGCTCGCGAAGAGCCGCCCGAAGACGCTCAATGAATACCTTCTTCCCCGATTCTTCCTCCAGCATGATGAGAACATTAAGCGAACATTGCGCCCCCTGACAATCCCGGCACATATTGTGCCTGCCAGGATGAAACATGCCATCCGTGCGATGCGTCAGATAAGGCGCAGTTGCCGCGCCCCTGGGCGATACTCGATCACCCTTACGATTCGCGTGGCGATCTTCTTGATTTCCGTGCTGGAAATTTCCTGCTCGTCCTCCACTTCGCAGTAAAGCTTGTCGGCCGCTGAAAGCGATATGTCGCCATTCAGGACCTTGTTCAGGAAATCGGTATCCGTGATTTCTGCAGTAAATGTGGTTTCGCCATCACGAAAGCGCCATTTGTAACCTTCCGAGAAGTGGGCGGTTACGAGCTCGAGCCATACTTTCCGCCGTGAGACAACGATTTCCGGTTCTTCGTCTTCTGGCGGCGGAAGCCTGAGCTTGCTGGCCTCGTCGCGCCTGAGCGTCCATGCCTTTGGCATATTCGGGTCGCCCAGCGCTACCTCGTCAATTCCCTCGAGTTTCTCGATCCGCTCACCGAGGCGCTCGACATGCTCTCTGAAGGCGGGGTCACCGAGGAGTTTCAGTGCTTCTTTTGTTGTGGTGGCCGTTTCATCCCCAAGCACCAGCGTGACTGTCCCATCCTCGTTTTCCAGAACCTTGTCGGGCCGGCGCCCGGAAAGCCATTTGATCACCTTGAACACGGCCCAGACGCCGCCGGAAGCCACGGCGGCAAGCTTGCCGCCCTTGATCAGGAGGTCGAGCAATTGATTGGCCGCAACAATGCGTTCCTGGTGATCAGATACCGCATCGAGGAGATCCATGACCTGATCGATAAATGAAACGTCCAGGGCCAGGTTGAGGATGAAGCTGCCCTGTTCGGTGGCCTTGATCTTGATCTTCGCGCTGGCGCGATCACCATTGATGACCTCGTTGGCGCGCAGCAGAACATCCGACAGGATCAGAAGCGTCGGCGCCAGATCGGCAACGTCCATTTCGCCGGCGGCATTCGCCCCCTCGAAACTGAACAGGAAAGATGTTTGCCCCATCTGATCACTCCTCAAACCGTTTCGAGCGAATGCGCAGCGCCCGTTCCGCCCGCTGATGAATTGCCCCGCCTGCAAGGCTATCGCGGTGATCGCCTCCCCGCAATGCAGATGGCATGATTCGGCGCGCATATAGTGAAATTTTACTATTATGTGTTGACATAGTTTTTTTTCACTACTACCGTGCCTCCATCTGGCCGCGATGCGGCGGCATGCAACGGGAGGTTCGTGGTGAAACAGCGAGACAATGTTGAAAGCATTTTCCGCGGAGATCGGTTCGCGGCGCGGCTCGCGGAGGCGCGGATCATCGCGCGGGAGCCCAAGGAATATGTGCCGAGCACCGTGAAGGCGGCCGCGATCATCCTCGCGGCAAGCCGCGAGGCAGGCGATCGCAGGCTCTATTGCGATCTCGTCGGCATCCGCCCCGGCCCCGACAGCCCGGAGGCCGCGTGATGCAGGATATCGATCCGATCCTCCCGCCCAGAGAGGTGCGGCAGGAGGCCTATGAGCAGATTTCAGGCATGCTCGCCCTCATGCTTCAATGTGCCGGAAAGGCTGGCATCGACAAATGGAATGCGCTCCTGCTGCTCATCGATGTCGCATCGCAGGATATCATGAGAGATGCGCCGGAAGCCGGGCATGAAATGATTTGCGAGCTGATCGGAGTTCGCCGCGATCAGCTCATGATGCCGCCGCCGGGGCCGTCCGAGGAATTCAACCGGAAATGCGATGCCCGGCTCAAGCAGACGTTCTTCAATTGGCAGGACGCCCTTCGGCTGGGCCGCCAGGATGTGGAGGGTTTTGTATGAAGATTGAGCAGGCAATTGCGGCCGTCGAGAGTGCTCTCGACACCATTCCGCCGGCAGCCCCCGGCGCCAGGTGGTCCGATTGGGTTGCCGCGGCGCGCCGGCAAGAGGCGGCGGTGCGCGAAGCCGTCAGCGCCCTGCGC